ATTGTTGAATCAATCCTTATTATTATTATCTGGTTTTGATTGTGGACTTTGTGATACCCTTTGAGTTTCCTTTTTTAATGTGTTTGAGTAGTGAATTGAACGAATCAGGTGTCTTAACGACTCCCAATCGATGTGCGTCACCAATGCTAGGTGCTTTGGTAATAATTTGCTTGATGTGGGGGTTCTTTTTGAGATAGGTTTCTCTATCTGCAATTTTCATTAACATATCATAGATTTCATCTGTCTTAGTATCATGAAACGAATACATTGGCATTTAAGCTCTCCTATAAAAAAAAGGCAGTCCGTGATGGACTGCCCTATAACTGTCTTATCACTGTTGATATTTATACGAGTAATTCGTATATTTCTTTCCAGTTGTCAACTTTTGTTACATCATCATTATGAAAATCTGCATTATGATGATGATTAATGAGATAACTATCTAGTCCCATCTCAAGACCAACTAGTGCATTCTCGGGCTTATCTTCAACCCACATACACCCACTGTCTTTGTAGGGTAGTAACTCTTCGTCTTTATCAGCACCAGTATCTAAGTAGACATACTTCTCAAAAGCAGTGTCACCAAATAACTCTCTAAGGTTCTTAGTCCTTAGATGCTGTGCGTACTGATCATTACTTAAGCTAGTAATCGCATGGAAGATATACCCATGCTCTTCATGTAGCTTTTTAACGTACTTCATTGCATCTCTGAGAGGTGGCAACTTTCTAATAGCCGCACTCTCGTTGAACATTCTGATGAGCCTTTTGATCTCATCTCTAGGCATGTCGTAACAAATAGACATGTCGTATTCACATACACCAGTCTTGACATACCCATGTCTCTTCATCCAGTAATCGAATGAGTATTCCCAATCTAGGAGAACACCATCACAATCAACTAATATCACTTTATCTTTATTCATAATTTAACTCACTTTCTTAATTTCACATACACTATAACACTGATTCGCTCAGTTGTCAAGTGGTTATTTAAGAATAAAAAGAGTTTTTTTGTTTAGCTTTTAGTTTACGAGCCTTTTGGACTTTGGCTTTTTTCTTGTCATAGCGTTTGCTATCTTGCTTTTTGAAACGAGGCTCTTTGTCGCCCCATTCATCTTCCTCACACCAGTCACGGAAGTTCTTACGTTTAGACATCTTAGATTACTCACTCTACTCCGAAATTAAACCAGGAAATGCTTCTTTGATTAAAGCAAGTGTTAAACCCTTTAAAGGCTTTTGCTTAATCACTTCGCATAGTAATTTTGCGTCTGATGGATCTACTGCTTCCAGTATCTGAATAAACAACGCTTCTCTACGAATAGGGTGAATATTATCACCGTCAAAACCCTTAACGAAGTAAGGAAGTTTTCGTGTTTCTCTAAACAGCATCCCATGCGAATCCGGCATTTCAGACGGCACATAAGGTGGAGCAGAACTTGGTATGTTCAACTCCATAGACTTATCATAGGTTACTTTAAGAATGTTGCGTAGTGGCTTGCTATTCTTTTCTAGCAAATACGCAATCTTCTCTTTTTTGGTTTTCATTTCACCAGCTGATTCAATAATTTCAGCCAAAGATTCTGTAGACATTTAAAACTCCGATATTACTTCCATAAGATTTTTCAATTTATTTTTGATGAAATAGTTTAACAATTGCGATCTATCTTTAGCAGGCTCATTCAACCAAATGTCCATGATCTGATCTTTGATATAATCAGGTATCATTTCTAAGTCGATAAGAGACTTGTTACGCAAGTAGTTTCTTTTAACATCTTCTGTCATTGTATTTATGTCTTGCCAACCTTCTAGTCTTTTCTTAGTGATAGGACGTTGACGTTCACCAACAACTAAACAGTTATCAGCAGATAAGACGTTAGGTACACCGTCACCAGTATCACCTTTAATGATATGCTCACAAAGATACTTTTCAGGTGATGAATGCGTAATCCAACGCTTACGTGTAGGATCATACTGTTTTACATTCGCATACTTGTGCAATTGAATGTAATCTTTATCACCAGACAAGACTAGAATAGGCTCACCAGTGTTCAGCAGAGTGCCTTCGTGATGTACGATTGTGCCAATGATATCATCTGCTTCAGCAGTTTCAATCTGAATAACACGATAAGGGAAGTATGTCTTAATCTCATCACGGATATTATTCAAAGCATTGAAGATTGCAGACCAGTCTAGTTCGGACTCAGTACGTGCTTTTCTACGATTAGCTTTGTAGTAAGGAAAGTTCTTTCGTCTCCAATAGTTCTTGTCATCACAACAGATAACAAGTTCACCGAAGTCGTTATTGAACTTCTTACGATTTGCTCTTAGTGTGTTGAGTATCATATGTCTCAACATGTTTTCGTCAATAGGCATGTTTTTATGATTGCCGATTTGAGCCATCATATTACTAATCATTACCTGATTTAAATCTACTAGAATCATTATATTTCTCCACATTTGATATAAGTTATATAATACAACACTTTTATCAATATGTCAAGCCTTAATTTGAAAATTCGTTTAAAAAATTGGATAGAGCCTTTTCTGGCTCTTTGATATTATCGAATACTTTATCAGTTACCTTTTGAAACTCAGTTTGTTCTCCATGAGAACGCATGATGATAGCTCTGATTGATTCGACTCCAGCTAATATATCTTTAATACAATTGGGGTCTTCGAAGAGATCAACGTCCATCTCTTCTAACGCTTCTACTACATCCATCATAGCATTAAGGGCGAAGTCCCCTGCAAAGTTCTCTACGATCTCTTGCTCTTCACCCAGTTCATCCATTCTATCCTGTATTCGTTTTGCACGTACAGCATTGAAGTCTACGATATTATTACTCATTGTTCATATTCGACTATCTTCCCATCGACCTCTATTTTAGTATCTGAGACATAAACCCCACCTAAGTCAGAATAGTAAACACCATAGCTACGCTTAGGTGTACCGTCTGGATGATAAGCCATCGTTACGCAGTATGTCTTAACTCTGCTTTGTTGATGCTCACCGTAGAACATGTCTAAGTAAACGCCATTCTTAATATATCTCTCAAGATTACGAATGTACCCTTCGATACGTGCTACTTTCGAAACAGCACCTTTGGCACTTGCCCGAAGTTCTTGTTTAGCCGCACTTAATAAATCTTTCTGCGTTTTAATCCAAGAGCGAACATTCTTCAGAGATAACGCATCGTCATCATCTAATGCTAAAACATCTGGGTGAACATTCTTAGGTCCACCTTGCTTCTCTAATCGAGCCGCACGTGCTTTCGCTAGACGCTCGACTGCCGCCGCCTTTTGCTCTTCAGACATAGGCTTACGCTTCTTACGTACTTTCTTTACGGGACCACGTTCTTTTGCAAACTGTTCACGCATTTCTAATTTTTTGCTTTTACGAGCCATATAGACTACTCCTCATTTAAGTTACGAATCACTATAACATGAAACTTTACTTATGTCAAGAGGTTTTTCATCAAAGAGTTCCATTCTAGCTTACGATTTTGCCAATTAAAGCGATAATTAGCTAACGCTTGCATATTCCCAGTCGTATTTTGTAATATCTGATACGTATTTGGGTTACGATGAATTTCAATTGCATTTTTAAGTTCTAGATAAAACTGATTCGCATGATCTTGTGCGTTCTCTACATATCCATACATTGAAGTCAGACCCATCGATGTTTCTGGCAGTGCGGCTAGTGATGAGTGAACACTCAAACAACCAGCAGACATTGCTTCCATTAGACAGAGACAAGATGTCTCTTTCCAAGTTGATGGGTAAGCAAAGATATGAGACTGCTTTAGTACTTCACGTATCTCTTCATTGCTAACCGACTTGTGATAGTTAATCTTCTTATGCTCACGTAACCTATTAAATAGTTCTTTGAATGGCTCATCTCGTTCAGGCCATCCATACAGTAAGAACGATGAATACACATTTAGTTCAATGTTGTCATATTCTTCTGCTAACTGTCTAAAGACTGCATACAAAATATCAAGCCCACGATGAGGCGTTGAGAAGTATACGAGTTTAATCTTTTCTCTAGGGTTTGGTTTCTGATGTTGCTCAATAGGTTCAATCGCATTACGCAATACAACGCCTGCTGAGTATGGCACACCTAGAAATAAGTTGTACATTTCTTGTTGCCAGTGAGACACAAAGACCAACTTATCAAATTTTTGCCAACCACCATCTTTCAGATGTTGCACTTCGGGATCTTGTGGTAGATCGTGGAGAACATAAATCTTCTTTCTCTTTGGATCTAGTTCACGTACTCTAGAGTGTATAATCTGAAACTGATCGAGGAGAGACTTGTTACAGTCTCTCTCAATCCTGTTTGCCATGAGTTCAGTACCACCCATGGACTTTTTGTTCAACTCATTCAGTTCAGGCAAAAACTTCACCGTTCACTGTCTGGAGTTTATCCCATCGAAATGAACGCCAGCCTTCGGCATTAATATCCCAGACAGAAAGAGAACTATCGCTCTTCTTCTTGGGAGCTTTCTTTTCAATTTCAGCAACAACTTCAGGCATTTTATCTGCTTGCAATGTTGCTTCCATCTTACGATATTCACCATTGACCTTTGTAAATTCAACTGTCACTACACCCTCTTTCATAAGGGTAACTACATTAGATTGGTCCATCACCATAACTCCTCGTATTTTCAATTTCGCTGGCGAATTCCATTAATCCACCAACAGGTTTATTGTACCACACTATCTGCGGTACTTTATTCACACCAGGAAAACGTTGCAGAAATTCTGCCATATATTCCTTGCGAGAAACATTTTTAAACTC